AAGCTGCAGCTACTGCGATTAGACTTTTAAACATTTAATTTATTTCTTTAGAATAATAAACAACCTAGCGAGAGTAATTGAGTCATTCGGTTATTCATATGGTATATTATATTACTTAATCTACATTTGTCAAGTTTTTAACCGAACCTTAACACAGTATATCTTATGAGACATATAAGAAAAACTAATTTAAGTAGATCAGACCCGCACTTTGTATTCTAACTTCTGTTGTACCATCTATTTCAACTTTATTTGCGTCAATTGTAACATCTGCTAATGAATCAATATATGTTCCTCCTGCTCCTGATCCAATGTTGACTTCTCCTGCATCAGCAACAACGTCTACACTAGCATTAGATCCTATCTCCACTTTTACTAAACCTTCAACTTTTGTTTTTAGACTAGAAATTAATTCTGCTCCTAAATTTCCACCCGCAGCAAATTTTGTTTTGGTAGTTGTCGCCATTCCCACCGTTCTATTTTTGACTAATACGCCAGGACCACCAACACCAAAAAGACTTACGCAACCAAGTGCTGTTAACTTATAATCTTGAAGAACTTTATGATTTATACTACCTGTAGATATGACATTAACCTGTGCACGAGGATCAAATTGCATTGTAGTCTTTTCACCAGAACCAAAGTTCATATCTTGACCGATAACAATGTCCTTTCTGTTTACTTGTATCTGTGTAATTTGTCTACCAACCATATTGAGTTCACCTGTTGATTCAATATTAATATTTTGACCTCTAATAATCATTGAATCAGTTGCCTCAATCAGAATTTTCATTGCTCTGACATATTTGGTAGCACCAATAACTTCCTCTACTACGTCTCCATAACACAATATATTCAATGCTTCTCCTTCATCCTCTTTTCCACCAGTATTGTATTGTAGATTAGATCTACCATTGTGTAGTTGTTGTTGACCATATGTTTTAAGACCAAAAATTCCACTACCAGCTTGAGCTGTTTTTAATCCTGTCTTGATTTTTATCGTGCCAAGATTATCAAATATCATTGCTGTATTAGAACCTCTAGGTCCTTGTATTCTTAAAGCACCACCTACATCATCAGGCAATATCCTCTCGTAGATACAAGATCTAGTCTTGTATCCTTTCATTAGAACAGTAAAATTAGGAGATCCTTCTAATTTTTGATCTTCATCAGGACCAGTCTGTTTAAAGATGCTATCTACTGGTTCTACGCTAGAAAAATATGGAAAACTCATGGGCAATCAATGTATTTACCAGTACCAATCTTAGTGGCACCAACTGTAGTAAGGGCGTCTGTGTTAAGACATGACAATGATGGTAGCAATCTTGCACCAAATCCACCACCACCAATGATTTCTATTTTAGGAAACTTATCAAATGTTAATGTTCTATCTAACACACGTGCTCCTATGACAAATCCATCATCATTTATCACTGCTTCAGCGACACCTAATTGTCCGTTTACGTACATGTCAGGAGTTGTCTTATATCCTTTGCCAGGAGTTAGAATAGTGAAAGCATCAATAATACATCTAACATCATTATCAACAGCACGATTTAATTTATAACCAAAACCAGATGATTGAACTCTAATCTCTGTGACAAATCCATCATCATCTAACAATGCTATTGCAGTAGCACCAATACCTTCTCCAGAGACAAATACAACTGGAGGTTCTGCAAATGCATCTCCTCTGCTAGTCACAGGAATTTCAATAATTCCTCCATTTTCATCAGTTATAACACTTCCTGTATCAACAACTGGCATTTTTGGTTTTTGAGTTACAGTTGATAAGTCATCTCCAATACCTTCATCAAACTCACGTATCCCTTGATCATCATCTGTGGTAATGAGAACATCTACAGATGCATTAGTTCCATTGATGCTAAAAGTTAATGTCTCCTCGTCTTCTATCTCTAGATCATCTCTAATTCCTACAGTAATTTTTGCAGAATTATCTTGTATTACAAATTCTCCACTCAATTTATTACCAACAATGTCTGATGGTGTAATATTCTTACCAAGTAAAGAATAATACAATATAGTTCCATTTGCAAGATTTGTAGTTGTAACTGTATAAACAATAAACTCATCCTCTGGGCATGTTGATCTATTTGCTCTAACTTGAAATGCTGGTGTACCATCATCAACTGCACCTTCATCTGCAGGAAATCCATCTATAGGTGTCTCATCTATAGGTGCAAATGGATCTGTATCAACTGGTTTATAAGGATCATATGGTTTTTTTAACTCAGTTTCAAGAATTGTACACTTACCAATATTTTGTATAAATTTTACTTCTACTTTACTACCATCTGATGGAGAATTATTTTTTAATTTAACAAAGAAAGTCTCATTATTATCTGATACTTGATCAACTAAAGTCTGTATTGTTATTGTTTTTTCGGTTTCCCCTTCACTAAATCCTAAAATACCATTTAAAGGAAGATAATCTGTATCTGGAGAAGCAGTGCCTTGACTTGATAATGTTGTAAATTCTACTGATGATGCAATATTAGTAGTTCCTTTTCTAGTTACTGTAAATACTGCAGCGTTCCCCTCTTCTACTTCAATGTCTGTTATATCATAAACAATTTTTGGTGCTAGAGGACCTCCAGAAGGTTTGAAAATACCACCAACAAACCCTACAGTTGTAAAAGCTAATGGTTGTCCTGTATATGCCTCATCACAAACATATTGTGTATAATCTGCAGGAGTATCTCCAAATAAGTTGTCTATACTATCCAGCAAATTATCTAAGAAGTTCTTATCATTATCTCCACCTGTTTTTTCACCTGTTGTACATACCTTTTTAAACTCAGCACACTCTTCATCAGGACCTGAGCATGAAATACCAAGAAGATTTAAAATAAAGTTTATTGCTTTACCAATCATATTAAGTGGTTCAGCAATAGCACCTAGAATATCTTGTAGAGGACCTAGGATACTATTCAACAACTCATTCATTAACTGATATATTTTTGATATTATAGCATTTACAAACTCATCAACCTGACAAATAGCAGCACGATAGATATTCATCAAATAATTCATCATAAGATTAGTTAACCACTCTGCCAATCTATCACCAAGATCTGCCATCTTACAACCAAGATTTTTCAGTAGTTTATTGAAGAACTCGGTTACAGGAGTTAAAACATTACCAGAATCATTTTGTCTCAATACTGCTTTGATTAACTTGTCAACTGCATCTCCAATTTGTTCTACGATGTAACCTTTAATCCTACCTAAAAGTTCTCTTACTACTGTTACTGCTTTGTTTACATAAGTTCTTGCTGAATCTGCTCCTTTGTATAATCCTCCTGTATACTTACTAACATAATAATCTCCAATGTTACCATCACTTGCTTGAACATCTTCCAAAAACTCTTTAAGTATATTACCTAGGTGAGTTTTTGTGTCAACATCCTTACATTTTTTAGCAGTTACTTGACACCAGTTCTCATCCTTCATATTCAAAAGGTATGCACCAGGATCTACTCTTAACTCTCCATCACCACGTGTGGTTCCATCACTAGGACCTCCATTTTGTTTAGAAGTATCACTTTTACTTGGATCACCGTCTGTATATGGATCTACTTGATACATTCCTGAGCGAGAACCAGTTTCAAATCTCCTATTTTCTTCATCATCAGTTCTTATTTCTTGAATCAATGATGTTGAACCTGGTGTTTGTCCAATTGATCCCATAATAATTGGTTTATTTTGGTCATGATCCAAATAAAATCCAAGTACCCAACAACCTGGCGTTAACTGGGCAGCTGCTCCAGTTATGTTGCCAGGTGCAAAGGGTTGATTAACAGGCATCATCACGTCCGCCCATGGCAAATCAGCAGTAGTAACTTCATCTCCTTTTTTAGGAGTTCTTCCTACTATTGCTACTTTGTATCGGTAACCACCTTTGTTGTTTTTTTCGTCGGCAGCAGTACCTTCAACTTGTCCTATCCACCAACTAAATCCATCATTACCGATTTTTGAAGATGGCGAGATACGTGATAATGAGTCATCAGTCATTTCTAATCGTCATATATTAAACACTCAGGTTCATCAGGGTGTACATCACAAAATACCTCTAATACATTAGGGTCATGATGATCTCCTGCTTCAATTTCTGACTTATGATGTTCTACATACTCTTCTAGATCATGCAACTCATCTTCAATGTGATGTCGCATGGGTTCTGGTGTTTTAGGATCAGCAAGAATTTCTTTGTCGTGCTGAATATGCTCTTCAATTGTTTTCATTGTGTTTTCCTCCGTACAGTATGTACATTACTATTTATTGTCCATGGGAAGACGGATCTGTATCTATTCCATAGGCATCTCTCATTAATCTTAGCGTAGTATCACAAATTCCGCTAGTTCCCTCTGACATAATGTAATTATGTGTTAATTCCTTAACGATATAAACACCACTACTCTCTACATCCAGATCGTAAATACCAGTTAATGCATCTGCTGCTTTACTTTGCAAATGGATTAAAACTCTGTCTCCAGCACACATTAATGGATTGCCAGGAATTTTTATTATACATTCTGAATTTGTAAGTAAATCAAATCTAGCACTAGATTGTGCAGCAAAATACTTATATTCATCTGGTGTTGGAGTTGGATTTTCTGGATTAGAATCGTCTTCTGGATCAGCAATGCCAGGTTTGTTAAAGAATGTCTCATGATTTATAACGAAAGACATCTCTCTTGATATTTTTTCTCCTACATTTAAACTTTTATATTCTCCTGCGGGAGAAAAATCTAGTTCGTCATATGTGTTTTGATTTCCTAAATGTGCCATATCATTCCACGCATCACTTAGATTGTATACATATTCTTCATATTGTTGAGTACCAGAATTAAACAAAATTACTCTTGTGCATTTTCTACCACATCTCAATGCTTCCATGACATCAACTTCTTTTGTGAAAATTACTGCTTTTATAAGGTTTCTCGAATCACCTCCAGCAGCAGATTGAACTGCAGGATCTAAATTAGCAAACTCTTCTATGTAAGGACCCCATGTTTCCGTCAGTAATTCACCTTTTGCAAATCTGCCTGTTGGTTCATCATCTTCAAAGTTAGGACTAATATCACACAAAGCATCACAAGAAAATAAATTATATCCTCGTCTTGACTCCCAGAAGAACGCTCCTGCAGTTCCACGTATTTTTTGTTCATCCGATTGAGACTTATTAATTTTCTTTATTTTATCTTCTCTGTCTTTACTATGTTTGGGAATAAACTGAGGACATAACTCTGCTATCAAATCAAATGGTCTAGCATCAGAACTGCCAGGTATTTTAACTGTTTTGTTTTTTGATGTCTCAGTAAAAACTTTTTTATCAGATTTTAAATCTTTTTGAACCAGTTCAGTAATTACTTCATCATAACTGCCTTTTATCTTTCTTTTAACTCTACAAGTCTCGTTTACTGCTAATTCTTTTGAAACTAATTTTAAAATATATACTTGTTTTTTGGGGTCAGGTAATATTCTTGTCTCTATGTTATTAACCATTAGTTCCCAACTAACTGTTCCATTTTCTAAATAACTGGTTTCTATTTCAAATGATATTATTTCTCCCCCTGTTATCGGATAATTAGAGACAAAATTTATAGAATCGCTTATTGTTATCATTCCTCCCAAAAAAGGAGAGTATAAATCTTCACGCAAATCAAAACCTAATATTAAACTAGGGTTTAGAGAAACTTTAGTTGCCAAAAGACCATTAGGTTTAGTAATAAAACATGATACTAAGTTTATTGAACTAGGATGCTGTTGTGCATCAGGTGCGGTATTGAAATTTAATGCCATTATGATTTACGTGCTCTCCCAAATTTTATGGCATACTCTTGCATGTCTAGCATTGCAAAACTACTACCAAAAGTTTCATCTCTACTTTGTTCTTTTCCTCCTCCACCACCATTGTTATAGTAATTGTTAATAGTTGATGATTGTACAACTGTTGCACTTTTCATTGCATTTTCACTTGATAAATTAAACGCATCAGCAACATTTGCAACAAAACCATTTAGTTTATCTACATTTTTACTTAAGTTTTCTTGCTCTGGATTAAGTTTTCTTTCGAGGTTTTCTCTCAATCTCTTACCACCCTCCACAGCACTTTGTATTCCTTTTAGACCTAAACTAAAAGTACCCATCATAAGACTAAGAGCTCCATAACTTCCTAAATTATCTCCACCCAATGCAAGCATTTGCTCCTTTCTTCCAAATGGATCTTTCTCATCTTTTACAATTTGTATCGACTCT